CAGTTACAATAGCTAAAAGAGCATTATTTAAATCTGCTCTAAAATCCGCACCTGATTGGTTTGCGATGTGATAGTCGTGTGTACTCATAATAAAATCCTATTTTATATATCTTAAATCATTCAAGGATGGTTGGAAATATAACATCAGCAATATTATTCACTAGCTGTTTCCTCAATCCCATATATTTGCCATGTAAAGTAATTATCTAAATCACTAATTTGTACTTTTTCTTTAAACCACTCAATTACTTTTGTTTCAGTTAAATCTTCTACTGGTATAAAAGTATCAGGTAATCCTTCATGTTTATAAGAATAGACCCCATCTAAAGCAACATACTGTTCTTCACTTAATGATTGACTAGAATCAGCTTGGTCTACTGCTGTCACTTTGACAGTAATATTTTTAACTATTTGTGTATTATCTGTATGACTAAGTGGCATTGTTTTAACACCAATATATTCATAACTGTAATCAAAATTATGTGCTGCCATTAAATCTCCGAAAATTTATAAAAACCATATTGAACATTTGATAATTGCCTATTATTACCATCACCTTGAGCTAATATGTATAAAGCTAATGTTCTACTTGTTGAACTTGTTTTTCTAACAATAAAGTCTTTTTGCACCATCTTATATGTGGAATCAAACCTATCTACACCTGACCATGTTTGTGCTTGACCTGAATTAAATTGTGCATAACCTGAATTAGCAATTGGTAAATCTGTAGCAAGCAAGGCATCACTATAAGTAAAGTCGCTTCTCAATTCATTACCAGAAGTACCAAAAGTACCATCACCTGCTACAACTGATAAAGTTTTAACTTGACCATTACCACCAAACACTCTACAGAAAATATGATATATACCTGCTTCTGTTCCTAAATCTGCAACTTTTTTAAGTCGCATTTGGTCGTCCTGCCAAGAACCTATAGACGAACCTGAAACTGTGTCAGCAGTAAAATCAAGAGCTAAATCAGTTACATTGATTCTATCTGCTGTAATAGTTCCAGCTAAAATTTTATCATTAGTAATAGCATTATTTGCTATTTGTCCTGTATCTACTCCACCTGATTTAATAATCAGATTACCACTTCCATCAGTGTCTAAGGTAACTCCATCAATTAATATTTTATCTGCTGATAGGTTGTTGATTCTTGCATTATCAATAAGTACAGAACCACCACTTACAACAAATGGACTTACACTAGAGCCAGCATCATTATCAATTTTAAAAGTATCAGCTAAGAAAGCTATTGTGCTAGTAGCACCTGTTCCTGAGTCTGCATTACTTTCAAGAACCATTTGTGCAACTTTTCCATTTGCATTTAGTTGTAAAACATAAGATGCAGATGCATTGTCATTAATATCTGTTATTGCTGTTGCATTTGTTGTTATAGATGCAGTGTTTCCATTAACTGTAGAAGTTAAAGATGTTATATCAGATGCTAAAGCACTATCACCATTTGCTCTTGCTGTTTGCTCCGTAGTAATAGCAGCAGCATTACTATTTACTGATGCAGTTAATGTTGTAATGTCAGAAGCTAAAGCAGTATCAGCATTTGCTCTTGTAGTTGCTTCGCTTGATATGGCAGCAGTATTAGAATTAACAGTAGCAGTTAATGCTGTTATATCTGAAGCTAAAGCAGAGTCTCCACTTGCTCTTGCTGTTTGCTCTGTAGTAATAGCAGCAGCATTACTATTAACACTAGCTGTTAAATTAGTTATAGCTGTAGCATTAGCTGAAGTATCAGTTGTAAGAGTAACTATATCACCTTGAGCTGTAGCTATATTTGTTGTGTTAGTAGATACAGTAGAACTTAATGAATTATATAAAGTTACTAATGAAGCATCTCTAGCTTTTACCCAACCATTATTAGATGCGTTTCTTACATATATTTGATTATCATCATCTGTATCTGCCCATAAATCTTGAGGTTGTAATGCAGAGCTATCGGTTCTTGTTGTCGGAGCTGATGTAGATTTTATTAACTGAGTTGAATTAGTGCCACCAGCATTAATTGCAGACTGAACATCAGAACCTATTTTAGTGATTGTTACTGAACCATCTTTTAAATCATCTTCACCTGTAGGAGCATCACCAATAGTAAAAGTTAAAGTAGCTGGAGATGATTCACTGCCTAAAGTATTTAAAGAGCTAACACTTGCAACATAGTTTGCATCAACTGGTAAAAAGTTTAAATCACAATTTTCTACATCAACAATAGTGTTTTTAACTTGATTGCTAGAACTATCTACAACATTAACTCTATATTGATAATCAGGAAAATCTGTTGGTTCATCCCACGATAAAAATGGTCTGCCTGTAGAACTAGAATCAGTATCAGTAAATGTTAATCCTGTTGGAGCTTTTACTGCATAAGCAGAAGGCAAGTTAGCTAGTTCTTCTACAGGCTCTTGAGGTGGTACTTCCCATGTATAAACATCAAAGTATTCTATTAAACTAACTGCAACTAAACCACTGGGCTGTAATTCTAATGCTTCGACTCTACAAACTTTACCTGAGAATCCTAAACCTGCATAAGTTAAATCTACTATATCTCCTACATTTAACTTATACATTTCAGGAGTTCCTAAGAACTGCATAGTGGTTTGATTTCTACTTCTAGTTAAGATTGCCTTACCCATGTTATAAGCAATATATGGGTCAGTTACATAAGGAAACTCAGCTTTTATTTCTAGTATCTCATCATTATCATCTGAATAATATTCAGGATTAGCATCATGTAAAACTGTAGCTGTATCTAATTCGTATTTTTTATTAGCATTAAAAAATTCAACAATAACCTTATTTGCTTTTTTATCTTTATTTCCATAGTCAACTGATATACCAGCATCAGATATAATATGATTATCATTAATACTAAATGATGATGTGCCTGTATCTTCTATTGATAATTCATATTGACCATTGATATAAAGAAAAATACCTCTCATATTACTAAGAAGTTCTTTTGCATTTTCCATTACATTTTTATTTGAATCTAAATAACCATTTGTAGTAAATCGTTTAACTTTTAATAAGGAAGAACCATTTTGTGATGAATAATCATTACTGAAATATCCATTAATAAAAACAATATATTCTTGAGTTGTATCAAAATATTGACTTCTTTGTATTTCTTTTATTTCTACCTCATCTAATACACCATCACCATTAGCATCAAATAAATCTAATAGTTCACCTATCTTGTTTTGCCACCAAGCAGCATTTGCACCTGTACCTGAAATAGTAAAAAAATCATCTCCACTATTAGCAGACCAAGTTAAAGATTGTGCTGAACCATTGAAATATGGCTGGTCAACCTGCGTATCACAAACATTAGCAGCAGAGCTAAAAGTTGACATATTTATTTGTGATGAAGTTAAACCTTTACCATATTCATTATTAGTAATGTAATCTAAGAAAACTAAAGCTGGATTATCGGAGTGTTTATAGGTAGTTGGAGTACCAAACTGTTGATTTGTGTCTCTTGGGTCATAAATTCTTTTACCTTTAACTTGAACTGTTAATTGAGGTATTCCTGAAAACATACCTTCTTTATCGTATTTATAATGTGCTGCTATATAACAAACTCCATCTAGTCTATGTGATGTAGTCCAGTTAGGCATTGATGCAACAAGCATAGGGTCTGCTGTTTGTGATGCAGTACCATGATGAAGATTTAAAGTGATTCTATATCTTGCGTTTTGATTAGTACCAAACTGTCCTGCTCCAGCACTTATTGTAGAACCGACTTGCGATACTGTATTTAAAGGCTGATGCCCATTGTAACCAGTTTGATTATTTCTATCTGAACCAACATAGCATCCATATTTGAATCTATTAGGGTCAGTCAAAGGATTGCCATCTAATTCAATAGTTCTATAAAGAATCTCATCACATTCACCAACTGATAAAGCATAAACTACAAATAAATGTCTTGAATCATTGTTTGATACATCCATGTAAACAATCTGAGCTCCAACTCTTCTTGTTCCATAAACAACAGGCATTTTGCCACCAGCAGCTACTTTATTAGCTAATATAGCCTGAGCCTGAGCAAGCATATCTTGAGCTTGCCTATATCCTTTAACACCTACTGCAAGAGTTGCTATTGCTATAGCAGCATCTATATAAACTTTATACTTAGCATAAGCTGCTCCAACTGTTCTAAAAAAACCAACTATTGCTTGCCAAACCATTAGACACCCCACCTCACATCTGCTTTTACTTGAGTTGCGAATTCAAAACCCTTATCACCTGAACTGAATGTTTGTTGTGATTCATCAGAAAAATGTCTGCCTTTAGTTAAATTCCAGTTTGCCCAATGAGATGCAACAGTCATAGTTAATGTTGAATCGTCTTTAGTTTCTGATATAGCTACATTTCTTATTTGACCTGTAAAGAAATTTATTGCACCTACAATAGTTTCATCAGAATTAAAATAAGCTATATAGACTTCTACTGTTTTATCTGTAAATGCACCATCTTGAACCAAAGACCTAACTTGGTCAGTTATATTAGAAAATCCTATATTAATTTCATCTACTTGTAATTGACCTGTTTCAGTTGTTGAATCAACTGATAAAAAAGAACCACCAGCTTCATAGCTATTAGAATCATAAGTAACATTTGAATACCAATCAGTTAATCTAATAGTAGATGATAAATTAAGCTCAACTAGAAAAGCTGTCTTAGTTGCTGTTGATGATACTTGAGTTTGTAAATCAGATGATAGACTTCTAGGCATTAGGTTATAACCTCTCTAACATCAAATGAAATACTATAAAAACCACTAGCATCTGTTGAATACATAATCTCATTATTTTCAAGATAAACAGTGAAA